AAACTGGAAGTACAAGATACACAAAACGCTAGATCAACTTTCTCTAAAGATTGGACTGCTAGAATTATAGGTATTGCTACATTAGGTGGCTTTCTAGGTTATATCTTTCTTATAACCCTCCAACCACCAGAAGCCAACTCAGAGGCTTTGGTCAATTTGGTGCTTGGATATCTAGGTGGTTTAGCATCAGCTATTATTAGTTTTTACTTTGGTGCATCACATAAAAGTGACGACTAACGGTAGATGGAATTGGTACGGGGAGGGTAAAGAAACAATGCAAATATCTGAAGAAGGCATATCATTAATTAAATCTTACGAAGGCTGTCGCTTAGAGGCATATCAAGACTCTGTAGACGTTTGGACTATAGGTTATGGTCATACTAAAGACGTTAAAGAAGGCGATAAAATAAACCAAGACGAAGCTGAGTATTTGCTGCAAGAAGAAATGATTGAGTACGAAGGCTATATCAATGATTTTGTAGAAGTACCGCTAGAACAATGTCAGTTTGATGCGTTGGTATGTTGGGTGTATAACTTAGGCCCTACAAACCTTAAAAACTCTACGTTACTTAAAGTCCTAAATGAAGGTAACTATGACGGAGTTCCAGAACAAATAAAAAGATGGAACAAAGCTGGCGGTGTTATCTTAGGTGGCTTAGTTAAACGCAGAGAAGCAGAGGCTAATTTGTTTGAAGGGAAAGAGTGGGATAAACTGAGCTAATCATGGATGGAATGTTGTTTTGGAACATAATAATTAGTTTGGTATTTGCACCAATCTTTTATACGCTCAAGACTCATGCTTCAGAACTACAAAGACAGAACATCTTAATTAACAGAACACGAGAAGAAGTAGCTAGAGAATATCTAACCAGAAGTGAGCATACCGTTGAGTTTCAACGATTAATAGATAAAATAGACAAACTTGATGCTAAAATAGATAAATTAATAACAGATTAACATGGCAGAACCAACATACGATCCATACGCATACAGCGACATAGGCAGAAGAGCATTAGGTGGAGAATATATAGATGCTATGAATTTCTTTTGGTTTGATCCTGTAACTGGAGAAGAAGGACAAACTACAGAAGGATGGAGTCGTGTACCCGATTATGCAAAACCCTATACTTATTTAGACCCAGCCTCAAGAAACCAAGCTAGAAATACTTTTTATGAAAGCGGTGCTGCTTTTGGCGGTACTGGTGGTTTCGGTGGTGGCATGGGTGGATTACTAAGTGGTCAAGCTTACGCACAACAAATAGCGGGCGGTATGCCTTTTGAACAAGTAGTAGCACCTGGTATGAGTTTTTCTCCAGATCAACCTATGGGTTATATTGCAGAAGGAGCTACACCCTTCCAACCAAGACCTATTATTAGCCAACCAGTAACAGAATCACCAGCTTTCTTCCCAAGCGTACAAGACCCTTCTGTTGGAATGACGGGAGCAAACTTAGGTTTGCCAATGGGCGAAGGAACACCAATGCCAGCGGGAGTTACGTTTGATCCTGATTCTATAAAAAAAATGCCAGCATCAACAATGGATGTTGAAGGATTGTTGGCTGGTGTTGATGTAGATGAATTGTTAAAAAATGTTGATGTAGAACAAGTTATAGAAAACTTACCTACACCAACGGTAACTCCAGAACCAGTAGCAATACCAGAACCAGTAGCAATATCTACTCCAGAACCTTTGTTGGCAACTCCAGCTCCAGCAGTTTCTACACCTATTACAGCTCCAGTATTACCTCAACCTGTTCCAGAAAAACAACCTGTTATGCCTTCTGTACCTGTAACATCTCCTGTGTTAGAAGCACCTACACCTACAGTAGACGTGCCAATAAATTTAGGCTTACCGATGATTGAAGACATGGCTCCAACAACAATTCCTGAAATACCTTTTGTATTACCTCAGATACCGAAGACAAAAGAAATACCGATATTACCTGTAATCGATACTACTGTAACGCCACAACCTATGGTTAATTTAGGAATGACTCCTAATAACCCAGTTCTAAATATTGATAACATTGTTTCACCCATAAGACAGGGAAGTCCAAGAGCACTACTAGGAACACTCTAATGCCTACACATAAAGAAGTCGTAAAAGCAGCTGAAGCTGAAAGAATACTTGAGTCTGATGTTTTTAAAGAGGCCATGCAATCTTTGAAAGATGAGTATATGCAAGCTTGGTTAAACTCAAAAAACCCAGATGATATTTCTACAAGAGAAAGTTTACACAGGTCTATATTACTAATACCTGAAGTAGAAAAGCATCTGCGTATCATTGCAGAGAAAGGAAAACTGACTAGAGCAAATATAAATAAAGTCCGTAACATCGGTTAGGGCTTTCCTTTTTCCCAAAAATTCATATAAAATACTTATAAATACATATAAGGAGTATTTATATATGAGCAATAACGGAAAACCGACTGCTTTACAAACAGATGGAGAATTAGCTACTTCCGCTTTCGAGAGTTTTTTAACTCCTCAAGAGGAAAAAGTTGTAGAAGCAGAAGAAACAGAAGTAGATGTTATCGAAGAAGAAGAGCTCCCTGAAGAAGCTGAACTTGAATTAGATGAAGCTGAAGACGAAGAAGACTTTGAATACGATGACGAAATTGATGACGAAGAACAATTAGAGGTTGAAGAAGAACAAGAGCAACCCACTTTATACACCATCCGAGTTGATGGCGAAGAAGTAGAGGTCACGCTTGAGGAACTCCAAAACGGATATTCACGTCAGCAAGATTACACTCGCAAAACTCAAGAGCTGTCTCAACAAAGAAAAACTATTGAGCAACAGCAGAGGGAGTTAGCGGAAAGAGATGCTATTTATGCACAGCTGTTACCGAAGATGGAAGCCCAAATATCGGGCGAATTGGCAAACGAGCCAGATTGGACACAGTTGTATGAAGATGATCCCGTGGGTTATGTTCGTGAAAAGCAACTCTGGGATGATAAAAAAGAGAAACTAGCTGCTGCTCAAGCTGAACAACAAAGACTTCAACAAGAAGCATTTGAGAAACAGCAACAGCAATACGCACAGATGGTGCAAGAAGGTCAGCAAAGACTCTTGGAGATCATACCAGAATGGCAAAATCCTGAGACAGCGCAACAGGAAAAGCTCGCTATTCGTGAATATGGCATTAACGTCTTGGGGTATTCACCACAAGAGATGGACTCTGTATACGACTACCGAGCATTACTTGGTTTAAGAAATGCATGGCTTAACAGTAAAACTGTTGAGGCTGTAAAGAAAAAACCAACGCAGAAAGCGAAAGCTCGGGTTGCAAGACCTGGTACAACGAACCGACCAAAATCAGTAGCTCCTGTCAAAAAAGCAAAACAACGCTTGGCTAAAACTGGAAAAACAACAGATGCAGCCAAGGTTTTTGAACAAATGTTAAAGTAATTTTAAAGGAGTAAATTATGGCAAAAGTAACTAACGCTTTTGATACTTACACCGCAACTGCTGATAGAGAAGATTTAAGTAATATCATTTACAACATCTCTCCGATGCAAACTCCGTTTATGTCCTCAATCGGAACAAGAAACGTGAAAAATGTGGTGTTTGATTGGCAAACTGAATCTCTACCAACACCTAGTGCTAGTGGAGAATTAGAAGGGTTTGAACTTTCTAGAGCAGCATCAACTGCTACTACAAGGGCAAGCAACGTATGTATGATCTCAAAAAGAGATGCAACTGTAACAGGCTCGCAAGAGGCTTCAGATGCAGCTGGTAAGAGATCAGAAATGGCACACCAGTTAGCTATTATGGCTAAAGCACTAAAAAGAGACATGGAAGAAGCTCTATGTCAAAAAGGTGCTAAAACAACTGGTGACGCTACAACAGCTAGGGTAACTGGTGGTTTCGAATCTTGGATCACAACTAACGATTCAAGAGGAACTTCAGGTGCTTCAACTGGTGGCGGAGCTGCTCCAACAGACGGAACTCAAAGAGCACTTACAGAAACACTTCTGAAAGACGTTCTTGAGCTTATGTTTGCTAGCGGTGCTGAACCAAATCTAGCTATAGCTGGCCCTCACAACAAGCAAGTGATTTCTGGTTTTACTGGAAGATCACAAGCTAGGCAAATGATCGATGCTAATACTGTAGAAGCATCTGTATCTATCTACTCATCTGACTTTGGTGAACTAAGAATCGTTCCATCAAACAGATCAAGAGATAGATCACTTCTATTAGTTGATCCTGAGTTTGCTAAAGTTTCTTACTTAAGAAACTTCGAGACAGTTGATATAGCAACTATCGGTGATGCTGATACTAAGATGATTGTAGTTGAGTACGGACTAGAAGTGAGCAACGAAGCTGCTCATGGTGTAGTCGCTGACTTAAGCACATCTTAATAGCTTAAATGGAAGGGGCTAGGACTTTGGTTTTAGCCCCTCCTTTTTTTTATAATTAGTGTTAAAATTTAGTAGCTATGGCTAAAAGAACCCTAATTGACAGTAAGATTAATTATTCACACGAATTTGCAACCGAAGATAATAAGGTTGTTTATCACACCGCACAAAATGTCGCTCCTGTTATAGAGCATTGCAAGGCTTTATCAGAGAACAAACCAGGTAAAGATTTTCGCCATGTCGCAGAAGTGCCTATGGTAATATACCAAAAGGCTTTACGAGAAGGTTGGGCGCAAGACAACAAGAAATGGAAACAATGGCTCAACGATCCAGACAACAAATTATTTAGAACATGGGGCGGTAAGGTATGACGTATGCAGAATTAAAAACAAACATAGCAAGTTATCTAAACAGATCAGACTTAACATCTGATATAGATATGTTTATAGATAACACAGAAGCAGAACTTAATCGTAGGTTAAGAACTAAAGATATGATTAAAAGAGCAACTGCTACTGCCGATTCACAATACTTAGCTGTACCGTCTGATTGGATGGAAGCTATAAACGTAGAAATAACATCTAATAACTTTAGACCTTTATTCCAACAGTCTATTGAATCACTAGATGTTTACAGACAAGCAAATAACAACGTAGCGGGAGAGCCAATTTATTTTGCAATCGTTGACGATTCTATTGAACTTGCCCCTACTCCAGACACAAGTTATACATTACAATTAACATACTATGGATCGATTGATGCACTCAGCGATTCTAATACAACGAACTTTGTGTCTACAGGACATCCAGACGTTTATTTATATGGAGCTTTAAAACACGCATCAATCTTTTTAATGGAAGATGAGCGAGTGCCATTATTTACTGCTCAGTTTGAAAAAGCATTAGAAGAAATGCGACTTGAACAAGAAAGAGCTGAGTTTGGTAAAGGTTCTTTGTTACAAAGAAGAAGAACTTATGGCAAAGCTAAGAAAAACATTTATTATTGGAATAATAATTAGGAGTAATTATGGCTGGATTTAGTGATTATTTAGAAGACAAAGTATTAGATCATGTATTTGGTGGAACTTCTTATACAGCACCAGGAACATTGTATGTTGCTTTGTATACAGTAGCACCTACCGATACTGGTGGTGGTACTGAAGTAAGTGGTGGTGCATACGCAAGACAAACTGCTACTTTTAACGTATCTGGTACTGACCCAACAACTGCGACAAACGCTGCTGCTGTTGAATATCCTACAGCTACAGCTAACTATGGAACTGTAGTTGCAGTTGGTATTTTAGATGCTTCTTCAAGCGGTAACTTACTTGCATACGCAAACTTAACCGCTTCTAAGACTGTATCTTCTGGTGACGTATTCAGATTTGACGCTGGCGACTTAGATATTACGTTAGCATAAAACCATGGCCTCAGTAGGCTACGGTTTATATACATACGGGAAGTCCCATTACGGACAGCCCGTTTATCACTTTGGCGCAGCCACAATAGCACAAACGTCTTCAGCAACCGCTGTAGGTCGTTTTGTTATTACGGGTGCTGCCACTTCAGCACAAACTTCAGGATTTACTGCAACGGGTAGATTCGTCATTACAGGCGCATCTACAATCGCTGCAACTTCAGGATTTACCGCAGAAAGCTCACTTATACATGATGGTGTAGCTACGATTGCTGCTACCAGTAGCATGACTGCTGTGGGTACACAGATTGATTTAGGAGCTGCCACTATATCGGCAAGCTCTGGAATGACAGCCACAGGACACCAAATAGATCGTGGTGTGGTGATAGGCCCAGCCATTTCCAACATGACTGCTACAGGCAGATTTACGGTAGCTGCTAGTGCTACAAGTGCTGGAGTATCAGGATTTACTGCGGTTGGACATCAAATAGACAGAGGTTCTTCTACCATAGCACAAAGCAGTAGTTTTTCTGCTATTGGTGGGCTAAAATGGTCTGAGCAAACAGTTCAGGCTGATACATGGACAGATCAGACGGTTACGACAACATGGACTAACCAGTCTAATCCTTCTACAACTTGGACTACATTAAGCAAAGATGAAGCAGCTTAAAGGATAAGATTTATGGCAGATACATATACTACTAATTTAAACTTAACAAAACCCGAAGTCGGTGCAAGTACAGACACCTGGGGTACTAAAATTAATAATGACCTAGATACGGTTGACGGACTTTTTAGTTCTACTGGTACATCCGTAGCGATGAACCTAGACGGAGCTGTTATTGACAGTTCTGTTATTGGTGGCACTACTGCTGCTGCTGGATCGTTTACAACGCTAACAGCATCAAGCAACTTATCCGTAGACGGCGGAACAATCAAACTAGACGGAAACTATCCAACTGGAACAGGAAACGTAGCTTTAGGTGATACTGCACTTGATGATGGCTCTTTAAGTGGTGGCAGTAATACTGCTATAGGTAGTGCAGCACTTACAGCCAATACTTCAGGTGCTTCTAATGTAGCGATTGGTTTAAGTGCTTTAGCATCTAACACAACATCAAACAACAGCACAGCAGTAGGAACAAGAGCATTAACTACAAATACAGCAGCCGACAATACTGCTGTAGGGTATGAATCACTAAGATTGAATACTTCTGGTACTGGTAACACAGCAGTTGGCAGAGAAGCACTTGAAGCTAATACAACTGCTAATAATAATACTGGACTAGGTTATCAATCTTTAAAATCAAACACTACGGGAATTCAAAACGTAGCAGTTGGCAGTTTAGCTTTAGGAGCAAACACTACAGGAGCAGAAAATACTGTTGTTGGACAAAACGCTATGGGCTTGAACACTACTGGTTCTAGTAATGTTGCAGTAGGACAAGGCTCTTTAGAATCAAACACTACAGCTACAGCTAATACTGCT